TACAAGAAAGTTCTGAAAGAGATACAAGAAGCTTTGAATGTATATCACGAAGCTTCAAAGGATGGAAAGATCACTGCAAAAGAACGTGAGAAGATAATGAAAGAAGTTCTCGATATTGCTTCTGCTGGTGTAAAGATATTCTGGAAGTTTTAATGGCAAGTAAAAGTGAACAATTAATAGCCTGTATGTCTAAAGCTAAAGGCAATGCTAAAAAAATAGCGGCATGCAAAGCTTCTTTTTCGAAGAAGTTAAAGGCTGGAGAGCAGATAAAACAGAGAGAATTTATTGAACGTATAAATACTGAGTCCGCAGGAGATGATTACCAAAGAACGGCATAGCAATGGCTGATGTAATTGGATTAAGTGATGTATCATCGAAAGACACGGGCAAAGGAAGTCAACTTAAAACTGGAAACCTAAAAAGGAGGCATAATATGCCTGCAGATTGTGTAAAGAAAAAAATAGACGCTGGTATGTCTAGGAAGGCAGCCCACGCAGCTTGTTATCCCGCTGGTAAAAAAGGCTCACTGAAAAGAGCCGTTAAAAGCGTACAAGCTTCAGTAGGTGGAGCAAAAGCTAGACGCGGAATTAAAAAGTACGAGAAAAAATCTGGGTCTAAATTAGTATCATATTCCTAAGTGAGTAAAAGAATAGATTTATTTAATCACGATAAAGGCCTTGGGGATACTGTTAGTCGAGCGATTAATAGTATAACCGGGGGCATAATAAAGGAGTGTGGTGGATGTCAGAAACGGAAAGATTATCTGAACAAGAAGATTCCTTATCGGAATCACAACACGAAAAAGTACGAGTAAGCAAAGGAGGCCTCATAGAAGGTCTTGAGAGAGGATTGCGTCTTGATATGTTTGACCATGACGATCCTGAGATTGATGAAGTTCCATGCATATGTGATCTACCAGAGCACGCTCAAAATATTATAATGGAAGAGTTTGTGGTGGAGGACGATGCCGAAGCAGATATATAAGATAGAGAACTTTCATGGCGGCTTAAATACTGATTCCGATCCAAGGGATGTTGCTGATAATGAACTCCCAGTTCTTACTGATCTTGTTGTTGATGAGGTAGGAAAAATTAGAATGATGGGTGGACTTGCCGATCATGGAGCTCCAGACCCTGTCGACCATACCCTTAGAGCTGGTTATGGTTTATTTTATTTTTCTGCTGACAGAAAAGGAGGCCATGTAAGAGGTTCTGATTTATCTGGGGCTATGACTGCATCAGACGATGGAACTACACCTGATTTATTAACAGATAGTGGTAGTGCTTGGCCTGTAGACGGATTAATAGGTGCTAATGTAAATAATATCACTGATGGAAGTTATGGTGTTATTTTAGATAATGATGCTACTACTATTTCTGCCGGATTATCAGGCGGGAGTGATAATAGTTGGGATAATGGCGATACATATACTATAACAAATTTTGCTGAGACTGGGGATGATTATTTAATTACTGTTGATTGCGACGCCACTGCTGCTTCTGTTATTTATAGTGCAAATAATAATAAATGGTCTCCTTCTGTCTATCCAATTGATATAGGATCAACCGCTAATGTAGAACCAACATTTTATGCTGTCGATGGTGGAGTGAGATTTAGTGATGGAAACTTCGGAGTTACCAATAACAACCAATGGTATAGTTATATTAATAGAACATACCTCCAAACCCTTGGTGGAAATTCTGTTACTGTTGATAAATGGGCGAATCTTACTCAGAAGGTGGATAAGCCAGCTGCTACATCGAGGTTTGATGAAGCTAAATCAGCTGCTAGTACAACTTATAGCACAGAATATGTTGATCTCAGTCAAACCGATGATGATGCGGATAAAAAATTTGAAACAGAAGCTCAAATATATGCTGATAGTGATGCTCAAAAAGGATCAGACTACGCTGGTGGAGCTGCAGGATTTTCAAATGTTGGTAAGATAGTAGTGGTTGTAACGGCAACAGCAAATGATGTTACAAATAATAATCTTGATTATACCGTAACAGCTGGAGAGGGAGCAAGCAGTGGAAGTGCTTTTACTTCTGATTCACAGTCTCAGTCAGTTACTGGAACTGTTACTCATGGATATTATAGAATATTTACTTTCGAGTTTGATACAACTGGATCACCTCCGGCTATTGCAATTTCAAGTAGCGAAACTACTCAAGGGGTATTGGTTACATTGACAGATAATGGCAATGGTTCGGCTATAACAAATTTTCAGATTGACTCTGCTAAAGTATATGAGGGTGTATTCGCTGGAGCTACTCATGGAAACTTAGCCGCTAATAATGTAATATTTGAAATTGATGGAGCTAGCGCAACTGGGTCAAGTGGTTGGAATAAAGATTGGAATGTAGGTGTTAGTTTTATATACGATGAAATTCAAGAGAGTTTAATTACAGAGCTTGTCGATGCTGATGATAATGCTACAGAAACTTGTACAATAGGTTCTGGGGAAGCTCCTGACATAACTTTAAGTATAAAGTACAGTGGTTGGAATGAGAGAATAACTGGTATAAATCTTTATATGAGGGAGGCTACCACAATAACAAAAGAGTCTTGGTTTTTACAGGCTCATTATGATTTAATTAAGGGAGTTGGAAGAGCTTATCCAAATGGAATGGATAATGATTTTTCATATGAATCTTCAATTTCTGAATCCCAATGTGAAATACCAAAAGAACAACTTCTTTCACCAAACTTGGTAGACCATTATGAATTAGTTGCTGGTATGAAGCCTGATGAGAGGTCTATTATATCAAAATTTAAGACCGCTGTGGTCGTGAATAGGGTAGTATATATTGGAGGTCTTGAGGTTGAATATGAAGATGGGGAAACTGAAGTGATGAGTGATGCTATGATTAAATCTCCTGTAAATAAGTTTGATCTATTTCCATTGAGTAGAATTATTGAGGTATCTGTCAGAGATGGAGACTCTATTGTAAAGCTAGAGGAATACGCTGATAGAATACTGCAGTTTAAAAAGCATAAGATGCATTTAGTTAATGTATCTCAAGAGGTTGAGTTCCTAGAGGATACGTTTGTACACAAGGGCGTGTCTACACCAGCTGCTGTTTGTAAGACAGACTTTGGAGTTGCATGGGTTAATAAACACGGTTGTTATTTTTATGATGGTAATAGAGTAAATAATTTACTTGAAAAAGGTGGTAGGCGGTTAATAAGTGATGATGACTGGAATGACTTCATTACAGAAAAAGATGAAAGCGATGGTGATCCCGGTGGTAGTATGATTGGATATATACCAAAGAAAAGACAGTTAATTGTTGTGAGGGATTCATTTCAAAATACTAATAGTGGTGATATATATTTATATGATATGGTTACTCAAAGCTGGACTTTTGGAGATTCTAAATTTGTAGGAACTGCCGGGTCTGAAGAGAGGAGAACAAATTTTGTAAATGACTGGAATGGAGACTTAGTACATATAAATGATGAGGATAATGGCTCTGTATTTAAGTGGGATGATGCTGCTGACACTTCTGCTACTCTTAGTTTAGTAACAAAAGATATAGATTTTGGACAACCAGCTCAAAGGAAGAAAATATATAAGGTATATGTATCGTATAAGGGCGATGGGACAGGTGTTACTATTAATTATGGTGTGAATGGGGATAATGATACTCATACAGGACAATTTTTTAGATGTAATGCCAATGGTTCTACCACAGGTTCGACTGCAAGCAATGTGCCATTACATCAAGCTAGCGTTGGTACTGATGATTGGATAAATGCAGAGCTTAAACCAACTGCTTCTATAAATAATATATATAGTTTTCAAATAAAGTTTGATGGAACTAGTACTGATGCAAATTTTGAGATTAATGATATATCAATAGTGTATAGATTAAAGAATATAAAATAATATGGGAATGACAAGACAGGAAAGAGCTGCCTTGCATAATAAGCAAGAAAAAACTCACATTAGAAACGGCACTCCAGTGGCAAGTGATTTAAGAGATGGAGTGTATGAGGTGAGATATATTACAGGTACTGGATTAGTAGAATTTATCAAACATAACGGTATTCTGTATAAGAAAGTATTAGATAGAGCGTAGCATTATTATTAAATTAGAGAAAAAACGTGGCCAAAAAATCAATATATGAAACATCTTTTGCCGCTGGCCATACTGGCGGCCAGTACGAGGCAGAACTACAAGGAGTTGGCGATGTCTGGTCTGATATTGAAGCATCACAATCTATGACAGCTTTAAAAGGCGAGCGTAGAGGTGCTAAACTTGACACAATATTGTCAGGATTAGAACTCACAAGTCAAGTTGCTGGAGGGCTTCAGGCGAGAGGAGAGTTTCAAAGTTCTTTAAGAACAGTTGCGGGAGATATTGATCCAAGTGGTGATACTTCATTTGAGAAAGTAAAGGTAGGTGGGTTAAAAAAGTTATTTCAAGAACCTTCGTATAAGATTGGTGATAAGGTAATGTCTAAATCAGACATATCAATAGCCGGTGATATGATAAAATATGGAGGCACACCTAAATATGATAGATTTAAATTTAAACCAGATAATGCGGCGCAGGAATTAGTGGATAACGATCAGTTATCATCTAAATCTGTTAAGTCCGATGATGTGGGTGGTAAATTCTACGGAGAAAGAAAAGGTTTTGATATAGGGGATATAGTTGGAGAGAAGTCTGTTTTCGCAGCTGGCAAACGAAAGTTGTCGTCAGTTTTATCTTCGTCAAAAAAACAACCAAAACTAGCTCCTCCTAAAAGGCCAGATGATCCAAATGATCCAAGGTTAGATATAGAACTTGAAGGTGAGGACATTGCTATTGATCAAAAAGTTGGGGAAATGCCCACATTTGGAGATCAGAGATGGGAGAAGTGGAAAGCACCAGAGCCGAGTTTGAGCACCCTACCTCCCGTGGATGAATATCAATCATATGGTGATTATGCGAAGAATATTGGGAAAAAAATATATGATTTGTTTGATTGGACAAAATAATGCAGGGTAGAACACTAGCAAGAAATCATTTATCAGCCTTGGCTAACAAAGGCAGGTACGGAGACACTAAGATAGCTGAATCCAAGTTTGTCAAGCCAGGAGCCTTATGGCATGTTAATGAAGGTGAAAAAAAGGCTATGAGTTTGTATGGAGCTGAGGGTGAAAAACTTGTTAATGCCGTTGGCTCTGGAACAAGAAACCCTGAAACTGGATTAGAAGAAAAGTTTATTCCTGCTCTCATAGCTGCCGCTCCAGCGATAGCCACTGGTTTGTCAACTGCCGCTAGTGTAATAGGAGCTGGTTTGGGAGTAGCTTCAGCAGTAACAGGATCAAGGGAGAAAAAATCTCAAGGTAGATATGAAGAAAGAGCTGCAGATCAAGGTCTGGAAAGATTAGGGGAAGCTTCTGCAAGTCTTGATGCAACTATTGGAGCTAAAAGAGCATCTGCTCAGCAGGATTATCAAATGCAAGTAGAGTCTATGTCAGCTCAAACAGGTATTAGAAAAGAAGATTTACAGAAACAAACTCAAAAGGCAATACAGCAGAGTGGAATGGCTACATCTGGAACAGTTGAGGGTGGAGCTTCTTCAATGTGGGATAGGATTCAATCTTCACATGAGGCAGGCAGGGAAGGATTAACTGCTAAACTTGGTAAGGCAATGGGGGATATTGAAGGTTGGTATGAAGGTGAGAAAGCTAGAATAAAGAGTGAAACTCAAAAGTTTGAAAATCAAAAGAAACTGGCGCAAGAACAACAAAAAGGTTTATTTGGATAAATTATGGCAACTGAAGCAGACGTTTTAAGATCAATAACTTCAATACTTCAAAGTGGTGAACGTAGAGAACAGTACAAGGTTCAAAGCGCTTTAGCTATGATGCAGTTTTCAGCTCAACAGAGACAGCAGGACATTGCTCAGACTCAGGCAAATCTTGACTTGGTAAGTAAGAGTGTTCAACAACAAAAACCACAAGTAGCTGCTGAGTTTTTAGCTTCTAGTGGGTTGGGAGGTATATACGAAGAAGGTGAAGAAGGTGATCCCGCTAGTGACGCAATTGGAAATATGGCTGAAAATATTAGAAGTAAACAATTTTTTGGCAGGAAGTTTGATAGAGCGCAGGCTGAATCAATGGCAGCAGCTGTCTGGAATTATTATAATGCTCAAGACCCAAACTCAATATTAAAGTTAGCTAGCGACCTTCATGAGGCAAGTGCTATGGCTAATGACCGCATGAAAGAACCAGACATGACAGACCCTCAAAGAAAATTATATCAAGCATTTTCCGATCTTCACAAATCAAGAGATTTAAGTCATTTAACAACGGCTGCAAAGAAAACAAGAGATGCCGAGTCTCAGGTTAGGAAAGAGATATTTGATTTTACTAAAGGAGATTATGATATATCTGATTTGAGTGGTATATATTCTGGAATCCCAGAAGCCTTAGATGAATTAGATTTCCAACAAAGAATGGAAGAACAACCACCGGCTGCTCAATTTACTGAGATGGAAACTACTCGTGAAGCATTAAACGATGCTCAGGCTAGATTGAATGGATTGCAAAATAAGATGGATACAAATACGGCTACGGACGAAGAAAAAGAAGAATTTTTAGAATTACCTAATTTAATTGATAGATTTAGAGAAGAGGTTGGAGAATCAAGCGACTCATTGAAGTTTTCAGTACAGGGTGAAATGGACGATTTAGATAAACAAATTGCAAAATTGCAAGATGCAGGACTAGGTAGAACAAGAGCATATAATGAATTAAAATTAGAAAGAGCTTCTAAGAAAAGAGAATATCTTGATTTGTTAAGAAAAGATTCCGTAGAACAAGCTAAGAAAGAAAAATCTGATCAATTAGCTCTCATATCAGAAGAAATGGGAGTACCTGAATCTCAGGCTGAAAGATATTTACAAGAAGATAAGGCCACTGCTCGTATGCATAGGGGAGAGAAGGTAATATTTTGGTAGAGTCACGTGGAGAATTTTAAGGTATATATATGCCTCAGACTCTTCAAGATAAGCTATACGAACAATATAAGCTAAGAGCATCAGAGTCTCTAAGAAAAGGCTCTAGCTTATCTGGTCGCACACAACCCACTCAATTAGAACCAAGACCTAAAGTTAATATAAAGGACGTTGGCCAATACCCTGAGTGGTACACACCAGTGTCTGATGAAAGAGCATCTTCAAGTATGTTGAATGCTGTTGGTGTAGGTCTATGGAGTTTCGTGGATACTGCATCCTTTGGTGGAGCAGGAGCCCTCGTAGAAGAAGAAAGATTCCTAGATTTTGAAGACCCACTAGCTAAATGGACTGGTGCAATTGGTGGATTCGCAGGATTTGTCACTGGAGCTCCATTAAAAGTAGGTGCTAAGATTGCTCAAAAAGCTTTACCAGTACTAGGTAAGGGAGCTTTAGAAAAAATTGGTAAGAAAAGTGTTGATGAAGTAGTTCGGGGTATGAAAGTAAAGGCTAAGGAAGGTGGCCTTAGTAGAAAAGCAACGAGAGAAGTTACAACTGGATATAGGAATCTTGTAAAACAAGCTCAGGTTGACCCAAGGCTTAGGGGAGTTAGGTTTGAAGAAGCCACTAGAGGTTATTTGTCTAATTATGCTGAAAATGCATTGAGCAAAGGATTGATGAACGAAACTGAGGCTCTTGCTCTACAAACAATGTTTAAGAATAATATATTTAAGAGACCAATACAGGACTTTATGGGATTGATGCAAGCCAGAGGAATGGCTGAAGCAAATCCACTTCTTGCTAAAGTTATAGGTCATACTATAAATGATTCAATAATGTTTGGAGCTATTGATACAATATTTGAAGGAGTATCAATGATTGAAGATAGGGACTTTGATTTCACTGCTCCTCTTTGGGGAGCCGGCACTGGAGCTGCATTTGGACAGTTAAGTTGGTTAAAACCAAGAGGCAAGGCATCTTCATTCAAGAAAGATTTCATATCAGGAGTTAAAGCATCTTTTGCTAGAAAACCATTTGAAGGTATGAGTAGGGAACAACTTAAGTCTCAAGCTAAATTTTTAGGTGAAAATCTTAAAAATAATGGAGAAGCTACTCATATTCCATTTTCGTTTGCAGGTAAAAAAGATAGCGTAAATCTAAGGTCTGACGGCATGTGGGATGAAATGAAAAGAGTTTGGGGAGATAAAGCTGATGATGCGATGGTTGCTCTTTTAGAACAGCAGAAGAAACAGTTTGGAAAAAAGATTATGAGGTATGCGGTTAACGAGGAAGCCACTAATCTTATGCTAAACTGGAGAAGAATGATGATCGGAGGAACCTTATTTAATGCTCATACAATTTATGATACATGGGCTCATGAAGCAGAGCCTGACATAAGCGATGTACTCCCAAGCTTCTTGATCGGAGCATTTGTTCAGAGGCGTTCAAATCCCGAAAAGTTTGATCTTAGACCAAATAGGATGAATCAAGTAAGGGGCAATATGATGATACTTGGAGCTGATCCTTCTCAATTAGCTACAGTTCCTACATTTGATTTTCAATATAGTAGATTTGAAAGCATATTTAATAATACAAAATTTGAATCAGTTCTTGAATTAGCAAGGGAGTTAGAGATTGGTGGAGATAATGAAACAGTTTCTAAGGATTTACCTGAAGGAGCATCCAGCGCAAGAATAAAGCCAAATTTGTTATTTGATAGACTTTATCCACAATTAAAACCTTTTTTTCCACACTTAAAACAACTTGATCAAATATCAGCAGCAGATGCTAAAACAATAGCTGACGCAGTTAAAAAGATAGATTCTAATTATAAGAGTGAAAAAGGTAGTCGGGATCAGCAAGAAAAAGATTTACTTGAGGTACAGGAAAGATTTGAAGACTCATTTGCAGAGTTGATTGAAGGTGTTAATGACCCAGAAAATGTTTTAGGAATAACCACCGAAAAAAGAACAGATGGAACTAGAATGTTATTAGTTCCAAATAGTATTGGTATTAGTCAGGAATTAAAACAAAAGGCAAAAAAAGGTGAGCTTCTTAATTCTAGAGGAGAACCTTTATTTGGTGTCGATGCAGATGGAAATCCAATAAAAGGAGAAGAAGCTCTTGATTTATTATATAATAAAGTCGATGGATTTCAAACTGCCATAACAGCAGCTGATCAATTACGTAAAGCTGAAAGAGATACCAACCCAACTTCCCCTTTCTATTCAAAAACAATTGAATCTGAAGCATTGTTATCAGATATAGTTGAAAAGGTTACTGCATTTGAACGAGGAGTGGAGAATCAATTTCCCAATCAATCAGCTTTAGCTGAAAGGTTTTCAATATCTGATTCTTATTTTGAATACGCAGACTTACTGCAAAGAAATCATGCTTTGAGGATGGGTAAATCTGTTATTGACACCTTTTCAAGACAAGATGATGCTCTTATTGGTCTAATGCAAAGAGCTGGTGTTATGTATAGCCCTGAGTTAATAACCAAAAATTATATAGTTGATAATATAAGTAAGGTAGATATAAAAGGAACAGATGACGCAGCTCAATTATCAGCAGATAGAAGGTTCTTATCTAGAGTTTTGCAATTACAAAGGGCTTCCAGTATTGGCCGTTTTGATGTATGGAAGATACCTGAAGGAGAAGAAAACAAACTTCCAGTAGACACTAAAGATGTACAACTACTAAGAAAGTATCTCGCGAATAAGGGTATAAAATTGGACACCATGCCTACGGACTTTCAAAGAAGGCTAGTTGGTCAGGCAATTAATGAATCAGTAAAAGATACTAGGCTCACAGAGAATCAAGTTGAATCTTTATGGAACTTAATTGGTGTTGAAGGAGCTAGCCAGGGGGTATCGGTTGAAGGTGAACTTGTAGGGTTTACAGTGAAATTAGTCGATGATGTAAGGGTAGAAGGTCATCACGATTCTAATATGGGTAGACTTGCTAGAGAATATAATGAAACAGTAAGAAGAATGATTGATGACAGTAATGGCCTTGTTGTTGCTGAAGCTGAGAAAACGCTAGTAACTGATATGACATATATGAAAGTGCTTCACTCATCTGTTGCTGGTGCTGGTATTGGTGATTCATCTCAGAGCGCAAGGGGTATCATAGCAGACTTCATGACGCAACTCGGAGCTACGGAAAAAGGTTGGAGCGCGTTTAGGGAACAACTAAGAAGGTTTCAAAATGAGAACCCAGACAATGCGGCTGTGATGACTAATTGGCTTGTTAAGGCTGGTGTTCTTGAGCCAATAGATACAGCTAAGGGTATTGATTGGAATCTAAAGAAATTCAATCAGGAGATAAGAGACAAACTCTCAAGATACATGGAATCTTATGGTTTTGATGCTAAGTACGTTGAAAGAGTATATGTTGAAGCAGAACAAAGGGGTAGAGATAATTTATTGAATGACTCTTTAGAGAGAGCAGGGGAAAAACCTATTGATCTAGCTACTTGGCATAAGAGATATAGAATTGATGGCAAAGATTTAACGCAGGTATCTCCAGAAGAATCGAAGTTATTCTTTGATACTACCGTTTATTATGACCAGCCAAACAAGATTCTTAACGCAAATATAGTTAATAAAATGCTTGATAGAATACACGTTGATATTAGAGATGATGGAAGTTGGAAACCTTTTGCTGATTTGACTCAAGGTGAAAAGAATTGGATTAAGCCAGATATTGTTGGCGATATGATAAAGTTGCTTGGATCTCAAAGAGCTCAGGTTAAGATAGATGTTATAAAGTGGAATGGTAGTGATGTTGAAAAGAGCTCAGATACAGTACAATTTTCTAGGTTGAACCAGTCTATGGATAAACTTGAGCTTCCGTATTGGATTATAGATGGAAGATTTATGGTCGATACTCTATCAGCCGATGGTAGATATATTGTTCAGAGAGAGGTTAATATATTTCATGACTCAAAAGCCTTAAATCAAGAAGAACAGATTCGTATAAGAGATATTCGTGAAACATTTGAATCTTATATCGGACAAGCAAAATTTCTTTTTCCACAAAATACTCCAGATGCACGTGAGACTACAGGTAGAAATGGTGAGATTGGTTTACAGATATTGGAGATTGCTCCCGGAATGGACCCGATTGCTGTGGAAAGAGGAAACTTGTGGAACTTAGAAAAACCATTTAGAGAATTAATTGATGAGTATGGAGATAGAGCATCATTAGACCAAAAAGGTAAAAGAGTTCTTAGAGAATTGAGAACAAAGATTGATGAAAAGCAGACAATAACAGCAGATGAATATGATCATATGTTAACCAATCTAATTATGAAAGATATGTTAACTGGTAGTGATGGCGATAGAATGTTTATTGAGTTGTTAAATGGTTCGGAAGCATATAAGAAGCTGAGCAGGGTAAAGCTTTTTAATACCAAGAAATATGTAAGGCATGACAAGGATTTTTTACTTGACGTTGCTGAGGTATATGAGGGTGACCCAACAATTGGCGATCCACTTAGAAGAATAGCTAGAAATAACGGATATGGTGTTACTATATGGAACGATACAGTGCATGCTACTATAAGGGGTGAGCT